AGTGATTACATATACAATCTACAAAAATTTAACACGGAGAAACTGCCAGAAACAGCCGTCGCTGTAGAAGATTTACCAGATACACATAATGTTAAACAATACGCAATACAAAGGGGACTGCTTGGTCTATATCCACTGCTATACTTTGATGAAAGTTTATATAAGCAGAGATTGGTTGTCCCCTTTACTTACAATAACGAATTAGTAGGATGGACGGCAAGACATGTAAATCCTCCTAATAAACAAACTCCTAAGTATCTACACAAAATACAACCTGGATATGTTTTTAATATTGACAGATTTGCAGATAGTAAACGTGAAATAGTTATTGTAACAGAAGGTGTATTTGATGCTATACAACTTGATGGAGTTAGCATACAGGGTAATAGTGTAACTCCAGAGCAGGCACACTTAATAGAAAAATTAGGAAAACGTGTTATACTATGTCCAGATAGAGATAGTGCCGGTAAAGAATTAATTGAGCAGGCATTGGAGTTAGGTTGGGAAGTAGGATTTCCTCCCTGGAATAAAGATGTAAAAGATGCCGATGAGGCAGTAGTAAAATATGGAAGACTGGCTACTGTGGCAAGTATTATAAAACATGCTACAGACAATAAGTTAAAGGCCCAAGTAAAGGCAAAAATGATATGAAAGAAAAATTTGATCATTGGAAAAATGTTTGTAAATTACATTGGAGAGAAATTGTTACTCTGTCTATAGCATTACATTGGATTGTTGACTTACTTATAATAGGTCCTTTGTTTATAGCATTAGGCTGGTTTTTAGGTGTAAATTTTGGACATGGACATTAAATGAATTTATATACAAACGGTTGCAGTTTTACAGCAGGTACAATAGTTGACCAATCTCTTTTTGGTACTAAAAAATTTGGTAAACCAGATTGTATAAATTGGACATCGTTTTGTAAAAAAGGTCAATATGGTACTATAAATTACTTTGACACAATAGTTAATAATGCTATTGAAGGGGGAAGTAATCACAGATTATTTAGGCAAACAACAGACTTTATAAATGAAACTGAAAATTTAGACGATTGGATTTTTGTATTACAATTATCTGATCCTGTAAGATTTGAACTTTTTTATGAAAAGTATGGTGCTTGGATAGGTATTATAAAGGATATGCATTTTACAGAGGATAGAGTTTTACAAGAAACTGCAGATGTTGTAAAAGAAGTTGAAGATTTTTTTAATAGACTTATTATGCCTACAGTTTTTCTTACAAGAACAGAACAAGAAGGAATATTTGAACTATATAATATGTTAAATACATTTATAGAATTATGCAAACATAAAAATATAAAATATTTAATTACAGCCATGAGTAATAAGTGTATGCCAAATGTATTTGAATATTCAGGCAGAGATGATCAGCCTTTTAATGGATTAGATTTTCCCGTATTTGATACTACTAATTTTATTTTACCAATATCAAATGTTGCAAAAGAACACATAATTCATCAAAGTGATCCACATCCAAACGAAATAGGACATAGTTTGGTGTCAAGATATATAATAAATGAGATAGAAAAAAGATGGCAGATATAAAAACATATACAGAAGAAACACAGGAATTATTTTTAAGATTTTTACTTAGCGATCCTGACTTATTTGCAAGATGTCAAAACATCGTAAAGCCTGATTATTTTAATTTAAAATACAGAAAGGCAGTTGACTTATTTGTAAGCCATAGCACAAAGCACAATGCTATTCCTACGCCTGAGCAAGTTAGTGCAGTCGCAGGTGTAACATTGGAGCCTATTCCAAATGTAACTCCAGATCATCATGAATGGTTTATGAATGAATTTGAAACATTTTGTAGACATAAAGCATTAGAAGAAGCAATAATTGAAAGTACAGACTTGTTAGAGAAACAAGATTATGGTACTGTGGAAAACAAAATTAAAGATGCAAGTCAAGTAGGACTTGTAAAAGATTTAGGTTTAGACTACTTTGAAAATCCTAAAGAGAGATTAGAATGGATTAAAAAACAGGCAGGTGCAGTTAGTACAGGCTGGAAAGGTATAGATCAGAAACTATATGGAGGCCTAAACAGAGGCGAAATGACAATTTTTGCAGGTGGTAGTGGTGCAGGTAAAAGTTTGTTTTTACAAAATTTTGCAGTAAATTGGGTACAAGCAGGTTATAATGTTGTATATATAAGTTTAGAGTTAAGTGAGCAGTTAATTAGTATGCGTCTTGATGCCATGGTAAGTGGTTTTGGTACTAAAGAAATAATGAAAAATATCGATGACGTTGATTTAAAAGTGCGTATGAAGGCAAAAGGTGCCGGCAGACTTAGAGTAAAACAGATGCCTAATGGTGTAAATGCAAATGATATAAGAACATTTTTACGTGAGTATGAGATACAATGTGGTGAAAAAGTAGATTGTTTACTTGTTGATTATTTGGATTTAATGATGCCTATAAGTCAACGTGTAAGTGGCGGCGATTTATTTATAAAAGACAAGTATGTATCTGAGGAGTTGCGTAATTTAGCAGTAGAAAGAGACTTATTATTTGTTACTGCATCGCAGTTAAACAGAGGAGCAGTAGAAGAAATAGAGTTTGATCACCATCATATAGCAGGTGGTATTAGTAAAATACAAACTGCAGATAATGTTGTAGGTATTTTTACAAGTAATGCCATGAGAGAGAAAGGCAGATATCAAATACAGTTTATGAAAACAAGAAGCAGTAGTGGAGTAGGTACAAAAGTTGATTTGCGATTTGATCCAGACACTTTAAGGATAGAAGATTTACAAGAGGGAGATGAAGATGCTGAAACAATTACAACAAGTAGTCTTGTAGATCAGTTAAAACGTAATAATACAATAAAAGCAGAAGAGCCTGAAGCACAAGACACAATAGGTCAAGCAATGAACATGCGAGAATTCTTAAAAAAGAATGACATCTAAAATTCATCAGTCATGATAAATAGTAATATACAATGCATTGGAGAATAAATTGGAGAGAAAAACTAAAAGCATTCTCGAAGAATTAAGTAAAATATCTGTTGATCGTGACCGAAATTTTGTTACGGAAAATCGTGCTGAGCATCTAATTAAAAGTGCAATAAATTTATTAGAACAAATAGATCAGCACTATTCAACAGAACAAGCAAAAGACTTAAATAACCGATTTATTAATAGTATAAGAGGTAGAGATCACAAAAAATTCTCCAGAGGCATTAAAAAAATTATTAAAGAGGCCCAGAGAGAAGACAATGCTGATTAGAGAAATCACAGAGAATAGTCCTTTTAAAGTTAAGGAATTGACAAAGCCTCATCTGGTGACTTCTGACAGAGGCGATAAGTATGAGTGGAATCCAGACGCAGGTAGATTTATTCATCAATCAGGTTCTAAAGTAAAAATTGGCAGTAAGTTAGAATCACAACTTTTTAGAAAGTTAGGATATGATCAAAGTATATTTGGTAAAAAAGCAAAAGTTAGAAAACCAAGTGCCTTAATGCAATGGATTAGAAAAGCCACAGGTCAAGCGGCATTGCCGGCAGAGGCTGGAGTGGTTCAAAAACTTACTACTGGAATATTTGCTGTTTCTGGTAGAATTGTAACTACTATTGCTATTAGACCTATAGAGTGGTTGTTTGGTGGTATTGCACGTTTATTATCTAATACAACATACACAGGAAATATAAGAAAGATAAAAAATCAGCCTCAGCCTAAGCCAACACCAACGCCTAAGCCAGAACCAAAACCTACACCCAAAGATGATGATCCTTTAAATATAGACGATCCTAAGCCACAGCCTGATCAGCCAAAATATCCAAAACTTACTGTAGGACAAGTAATAATGTTTTATCCTAAAATTCAAGGTAAATTATCTAAAACTCCAAAGCAGGCCACAGTTGTTCAACATCCTGTTAAATTATTAACAAGTAAAGGACCTACAGGCGCGATGTCTGTAAGACCTGACCTTGTAAAAATAAAAACAACAAAACAACCTTTTGTTATTTCTTATGATAGATTAATTGTAAAATGAAATTTTTAGAAATATCTAAGCCTCTTGTTACGCAAATATTAGTAGAACATACAGTTTTAGAAAACAAAGAAGGTAAAAATACACATCTTGAGCATTTAGAAGATAATATTTTTAATAAAGGATTTCAAGGTGCCAAAGAGGCAGTAAATTATCTATATAGTTTACACGAAATGCTTGAGGGTAATTCAAAAGCACCAGTAAGTATGACAACAAAGTGGGATGGTGCACCAGCCATTGTGGCAGGCAAAGATCCTGAAACAGGTAAATTTTTTGTTGGTACTAAAGGAGTATTTGCACAAAAGCCTAAAATAAATTTTACACCAAAAGACATAGATGAGAATCATGCAGATGTAGGCGATAAAGATGGTAGTGGTTTAAGAGAAAAACTTAAACTTGCTTTAAATTATCTAAGTAAATTAAATTGGGACACAGTTGCACAAGGAGATATGTTATTTGCTGGAAAAGAAGATATCAGTAATGTAACAATAGACGGAGAACAATATATTGCTTTTAAGCCTAATACAATCGTATATGCAGTACCTCAGGATAGTGATTTAGCAAAAGAGATTACAAGTGCAGGATTTGGTATTGTGTGGCATACAGAATATGTAGGAGGACCTACACTTGCAGACACAACTGCTAAATTTGGTTTTGATAGTAGTGTGTTAGGACAAGCAAATGGTGTGTGGCACAGAGACGCCACAATAAAAGATTTAAGTGGTACAGTTACACTTACAAGTGATGAAAGTGCAGATGT